GTCATGCGCGCCACCTCGCGAGTGCGAGGCGCAACGGCGCGTCCGGCGCATCGTGACGGCGCGCCCGCGCCTCGACCACGGTCGAATCGTAAGCCGGCCACGCACTCACGATGGAGATTTCGTGAAGCTCGATTGCGCGAAGCTCGCGCCGGTCGCCGGTCCACTTTTCGTCAATCGCGCGAAAGCCGAAACTCGCGCCGCCAATGTCGCCGCGTTCCGCCAGCGCCAGAACGTCACGGGCGGTTTGCGTGTCGGGAAGATCGATCGCGAAAGCCAGGCCGCGCGTATCCTCGCTCAACTGCATCGTCCCCGAGCGCGTGCGCCCCAGCACGCGCGTTGGATCGTGATCCACAAGCCCGAGCACGTCGCGCCCGCTCGCAAGGGAATCCGCGAAAGCTCCGGCGCGGATCGTCTCGACGAAGTCGCCGATCTTCGTATCGACGCCGAACACGGCCGCGTAGCCTTCGAGGCGGCGGGGAGCAGTCCCCGCCGCGCGAAGTTCGAGGGCGAAGGCGCGGCGCTCCATTACTCGACCTGCAAGTCGGTCAGAACTTCCAACTGCGATCCGCGCGGAACCTGGACGTCTGTCGTCATCAGCGCCGTGAGGCGAAGCCCGCCGCTCGCCGCGTCGACATACGGATCGCGAATGAGGTCCAGCCCCCCGCCCCAAACGCCGATCATGATCGGCGAGGTTCCGCCGGCCCTCGTCGTCAAAAGGGCTTCCGAGGTATCGGGCGTGCCGGCGGTCAGCATGACCGCGTTGCTGCTCATCGCGATGTTCGCAGCGGGGACGTTTCTCAAGAGCCTGTCCCACTGACTTACGTCCGTCGACGTCAGCAACTGCCCATCGAGATAATCATAAGTTCCGGGGTGAATCAGCAGCATCACGTCGCCCGGCCCGGTCGCGGCATTCGCTATCATGAATCGGCGAATTGCGGCGCGGAACGCGGCCCATGACGCCGCCGCGCCAACCGCTGTTAACGTGATTCCGTACGTCGCGACGCCAGGAATGACTCCCAGCGGCTCCCCGCTCGCTCCCGAGCCCTGAAAAACAGCCTTGTCGAGCGCCGACCCAATCGCGCCATTCAGATCGCGTCGTATCGCTTGTTCGAGCCCCGAGCCCGATTGCAGGAGAGCCCTGCGAGAGATTTTGACCTGAATCCCCAAATTCTGTTCGGGTTTCAGCGCGCGATCGGCCGTCGAAAAAACAGTCGGCCCGGCGATATTTCCAAGCTCTGTAGCCGCCCAGCCTGCCGAAATCGACGAAGTGACAATCGGGTATTCGACGGCGCCCGCGTCGATGTTGATAAGCTCGGCGCCCATGCGGCCGGCGACGCTCGCCGGAAACAGCCGGTCGATAATCGGACGGGTCTGAATCGGGTCCGGCGTACCGCTCGCGATCGTCTCGCCCGCGCGCTGTTCAAGCGCCATCAGCGGAACCGGGAAGCCCTTATAGCCGCCGCGTCCGCGCATTTCCGTGACGACTTCATTCGTCGGTCCCGTGAGCGCGCGCCCTTCGTTGAGCGCGCCGACAATCTGTCGAATTTCGAAGCGCGAAACGAGGTCGGAATATTCGCGGTCGCCGCGCGTTTCGAGTTCCTTGCCGGCGTCGCGCCGTTCCGTGTCTTCCGCGATCAACGCAGCGCGATAGCGCGTCTCGTTCGCGCGATATTCCGCGTCCATTTCCGACATGGAACGGACTTCGTTTTCGTCGGGGCTTTCCTTCCCGACAAGGCCGGCGAGCGCCTGCCTGATTTCCGACTGGCGCCTGGAGATTTTCACTGACTCAAGCATTCGATTTTCCTTTCGTTTCGCGTGACGGGTGTTCTCAAAAGCTCGCGCCACGCGTCGCGAGCGGGATTCGGCTTGCGCCCCATTTCGGCATTCGTCTTTGCGGAGTGGCAGGCGATGCAGAGCGTTTGCAGATTTTCCAGCGCGAAACTCAATTCGGGATGCGTTCGAACAGGCTTCACGTGATCGCATTCAAGCGCGGCCCGCGCGCCGCACTTCACACACGCAAACCCGTCGCGGCGCTTGGCGTGAAAGCGTAGCCGCTGCCAACGTTTGGTCGCGTAAACGTGCGCGCCGGCCCTCATAGCCACACCGCCCGCGTTTGCCGTGGCGCGCGCCCGGCGATGCGCATTCCCTCCGCGACGGCGAGCACGGAAGCCGACGCGGCGTCGATGCGGCCGCGTGAGCGCGCTTTCGCCAACTTCATGTTCGCGGCCGGATCGCGCAAAACGATCGCGTCGGCGAACGCGCTGCGCAGCAACAGCGACGGCGCCGCCTTCACGCGGCCATCGAAACAGGCGCGCCGAAATCGCTCGCAATCCTCGCCGCCGTCCTTGAAACCGAAACCGCGCCAGATGATCGGAACGCGCACGCCCGCCTGTTGCAGAGCTTCACCCAATTCGCTCTGCTTATAGCGATCGGCGCAAAGCGCCGCGATCGGCTCGCCTTCGACATGGCGCATCACTTCCGAAAGCCACGCCGCGACGGGGACGGTCGCCTCGCCCATGGTGAAAAGCTCGCCGCGCTGTTGCATTTCGACATAGCGGCCTGAAACGCCGTCCGCCTCGCCTCTGTCGCGCAAGCCGGGCTTCGACGGGAACCATCCGCGACATTCGAGACGCCACGTCTCGGGCCAGAAATATGCGGCTGCCGACATGGACGCGGACCCGCCAAGATCGACGCCGATCACGCACGGCCCCTCACGTGGCGGGAGTTCATCCACTTCGCAGGCGAGCCATTCGTCAGCGCGCAACAGCACGTCGCGCGCTTCGCCCGAAACTCTTTGGTTGAGGTTGTAGAGACGCCACGACGTGAGCGTTGAGCCGCCGCGCGCGATGGCGCGGCGCGCCTGCGCCTGGAGCCATTCGAGGCTCGCGCCGACACCATATTCGGCGCCGGGGTTCGCCTTGCGGATTTGCTCAAGATCGTCCGGCGCGCAACCATCGTCGGCGCGATGTTCCTGAACGTAGTAGCCGTCCGGCGGATCATCGAGCATTCGCGAGAAGGCGTGCGCATCATCCGGCGCCGACGTGCTGATGGCGATGTAGCGACCGGCCCGCTTACCGAGGCCGGAAATCAGCGCGTGCTCAAGATCGTCGCCCGCCTCGCGCCAGTGCGCGCGTTCGTCTGCAATGGCCAGCGTCGGCGAGGTGCCGAGAGCCGTCCGGCCGTCGGCGGGCAGAATACGCAAGACATGCGGCCCGCCAGGCCCGTCGTACTCGACTTCAAGTCTCGGCGCCCGGCGCCACGTGAGCGTTTTTTGTTTTGCTGGCGAAAGACTCCGCGCGAGGCCTTGCACATAGTCGTAGACGATGCGGCCCTGGTCGCGCGTGCGGGCCGCTGCGAGACATTCTCGCCGGACCTGCGGATCAACCTCCCCAAGTAGGTGGGCCAAGGCGATTCCCGCCGTGAGGGCCGACTTCCCTCCACCCCTCGCCACACTCAAGGCCGCGCCTGAAACGCCATCGGCGAGCGCGCCCGCGAGGAACTGCTTTTGGTAGGGCGCCAGCCGCAGCTTTTTCCCGGCCATGGGGCCCGTAGGGATCGCCAGTTTTTCGAGGAATTTCACCGCCCGCTCGGTCATAGCACATAGTCTATATGTGATTTGCGATCAAATAACAACCGCAGCGAGTGAAAATTGGAAACTCCCCGCCCGATTGGCGGCCCCAAACCGTTTTTCCGGCATTGGCACCATTCGCGACGTTGCTACGCATAACCGCGGAGAGCGGCGAACGCGATCCGGGCGGGCGGGGGCGCATTGAGTTGCGGCCTGCAACCCAATTAGCCGACCTTGGCGTGACGAAGACGCAATCCGCGCGTTGGCAGAAACTCGCGCGCCTGGACGAAGCCGCCTTCGAAAAGCGCGTGACGGATGCGCGCGCTTTAGGCGCGCGCGGTCAGTGACCGGACGTTTCCAGGTCGAGTTTGGCGAGCAACGCCTTGTAATCGATGCGACGGCGCTTCGGCTTGGGCGCTTCTGTCTCGCAAGCCTGGGGAGGTTCGCGGGATTCATCACCAGCGAGGGACGGATGATCGGCCGATCGGTCACGTTCTTCTGGCGGAAGCGAGCGAGCCGATAGACGAGTGAGTGAGCTTCCGTCAGACGCCGTCGTGTACCCCGAGTCCGTACGCTCGCGGACCTGCGACGGAGCGGCGCGCGCGCTTGAGGCGCGCGCCGACGCGACGGCGCTTCCCTGGGTTATTCTCTGGGTTACTCCCTGGGTTATTGGCTCGCAACTATATGATTTTACATCGTTTGAAAAATGAGTTTTGCACTTCTTTTTACCAGAATCTTGCACCTCATTTACCGAAATATTGCACCTCTTTTGCGAATCTGACAGGCAACTCTCTTGCACGTCTTTCAGGTCTGTAGACGTGCAACTCTCTTGCACGTCTTTCAGGTCTGTAGACGTGCAACTCTCTTGCACGTCTTTCAGGTCTGTAGACGTGCAACTCTCTTGCACGTCTTTCAAGACGAGGTGTATCGCCGCAGGAGTCGGCCCGCGGCGCTGAATGATGATGTGACCATGCTCGGCGAGCGAGGCCAGTCGCAATTTTGTTGTTCTCTCTGCGATGCCGATGCGATCGGCGAACCATTTCACGCCGCGATAGGCGAAGCCGACTCGCCGATCGATTTCGCGCTGAATAAAGATGGCGAATGCCGCGTCCGCATCACCAAGTCGCGCATCCCCGGCGACCTGTTCTAGCCACTTGATGCGCTCGACGGGGCCTATAGCGGTCGTCAGCTTCAATCCCGTCGCGGGGTCGATTATCTCGCCCGCCGTCTTCATCGGCGCTCCTTCCTGCGTCGCCGCTTGGCGATGCGGCCGGCGCGGAAGCTTTCCTCGGCGATCCGCTCGCCGGCGCCATCGGAGCCCGAACGTCCGCCCGATCGGCGGCGCGACCAGTTCGTGAGATCGCGAGCGCCGAGGGCCTCGCCCGGCGGACAGCGCGTCACCCATACGCCGAGCTTTTCGTCAAAGTAGCGATCGGGGGAGTCGCTCATGAGGCGCCTCCCTCGCCGTGACGCCGTGCGTCGAGCTCGTCGTTGAGACGCCCGTAAAGCGCTTCGGTTTTCTCTTCGATCGAGTTGAGAAGCTCTTCGAGCGCAGAGAAGTGACCTGGGTGATTTGGGGTGAACGATCGACTGAGAAAGACGAGCGCGGCCGCGTTGGCGGCCGCGCGGATCACATGAAGCTCATCGATGATGCCGATCAGGTCGGCGCGTTCAACGCCGATGTCGATCCGCTGCATGGTTGCGACGTCGATCCCGATTGCATCCGACGGGCGGGAGACGTAATCTCCCGACTGAAGGTTGAGCGCCTTCTTATTGGTTTCGCCGCCGCGCCGGGTTTCAGCCGTCGCGGCGGTTTCCTTTTGTGGCGGGCCTCCGCGGTTTGACGAACGTGGCGAAACCCCTTGAAAATCAGTAGGGCCAACCTGCCCGGTTTGACGCTTAACGTCCTTGATTTTGCGGGAAGACAACTCCCCCGCCACTCCGACCATTTTCGCGCTCGCCTAGCGGAACCAGACGAAGCCGAAGGACACCAGTAAGGCGAGGCCCAGGCCAATCAGCGCGCTTTTCAGAAATCCGCCCTCGAATTCGTCCATTTCGCTCTCCCCACCCCGTTTCCGGCATAGCCGACGCCTCCCTCCCGCCGCCGCCGATCGCCGCGAGGCGCGCCGCCCCTAAATAGCGTCGGCGGCGCGGTCCGCCAAGCTCGTCGAGGCGTTCGAGCGCAACAGCGTCACTTTTGTCTCCGTCACCCAGTCGTTCAACACCACGACCTCCATGGGGCGATTGACGCTCAATATCCTGCTGTCCTTCGCCCAATTCGAGCGCGAGGTGATCGGCGAGCGCATCCGCGACAAATTCGCCTCGCGTAAGCGCGGCTTGTGGATGGGAGGCTATCCGCCGTGCGGAGCTGCGGCGAGGCTTCTCGCCCCCGTCGATTTATGGCTCGGTCGCCAAACGACAATCGGATCGGCCTTTATCGCCATGTCGGCGACGAAGCCTGTAGAATAGGCGGCGAAGCGCGTGGGAGGCGGTCGTGAACTTCTATGAACGCTGCATTCTTCCGCCAGTTCTCGATCTGGTCATGCAACAGAACCAGCTCGAAAAATATCGCCGCGAGGCGGTCGCCAACGCCAGCGGGCGCGTGCTCGAAGTCGGGGTCGGCTCTGGGTTGAACTTCCCACTGTATCGCGAGCAAGTAGAGTTCGTCGTCGGGATCGATCCCTCTCCGCGCCTGCTCGCCATGGCGCGTCGGCGCGCGATCGCGGCGAGCGTGCGCACTTACCTCGTCCTGGCGTCCGCGGTCGCCATCCCTCTCGCGGACGGCGCCATAGACACGGTCGTCATGACCTGGACCCTTTGTTCGATCCCGGACCCTCTGACTGCGTTACGCGAGATGCGCCGGGTTCTCAAGCCTGGTGGGAAACTCGTC